GGTCGTTCGTTCGCACCCGCTTCCGCTAGCGTCAGCGCCCAACCGTCCTAAACCCTTGCGGCGCAAGGAGTCTCACGTGAGTCTCAAATGAGACTCCCTTGAGACAGTTTAGGGCGGTTTAGCGGGAGTTAAGTTAACGCTAGATCGATTTAACTTTGTGCTGGTCACGTTCGCTGAGTTTGCAGCGATCAGAGGGTGCAGCAAGGGCGCTGTAACTCATGCGACGAAGAGCAGGATCGCTGGCGCTGTTGTTGTGAAGGATGGCAAGCGCTGGCTGGATCGTGATCTGGCGCTTGAGCTGTGGAACAAGAACACGGTTGCCAACAGCGTGAGCAAGGTGAGCAGGCCAGATCCGGTAGAGGAGCCGGTGAGGGATGCGGATGAGTTGCGGCGTCGGGTGAATGGATTGCCGGATGATGCGATTCCGGACCTGAATGAGAGCAGGGCAAGGCGTGAGCACTATCAGGCGGAGCTGGCAAAGCTTCAGGTGACGCAGCAGCGTGGTGAGCTGGTACCAGCTGAGGAGGTGAAGAAGGAGGCGTTTAAGGTTGGCCGCGGCGTGCGGGAAGCATTGGCGAATTTGGCGGATCGTTTGAGCCATCAGCTGGCTGGCGAGACGGATCCGACGGTGATTCATCAGGTGCTCACGCAGGAGCACCGCAGTGCACTGGTGGAGCTGTGTGATGGCTAACGCTTGGCGCGATGGCTTCATGGATGGGCTGCGGCCTGAGCAGCCGCTGACGGTTAGCGAGTGGGCGGATCGGTATCGCCGGCTGAGCAGCAAGGCGAGTGCGGAGCCTGGCCCATGGCGCACGGATCGGACGCCTTACCTGCGTGAGCCGATGGATTGCCTGAGCAGCGAGAGCACGGTGCAGCGAGTGGTGATGATGTTTGCGGCGCAGACGGGCAAGACGGAGGCCGGCAGTAATTGGCTGGGCTATGTGATCGACCATGCGCCAGGGCCGATGCTGTGCGTGCAGCCAACGGTGGAGATGGCGAAGCGGCTGAGCAAGCAGCGGCTTGAGAGCATGATCACGGAGACGCCGTGCCTGGCGGAGAAGATCGCACCGGCACGGGCGCGGGACTCTGGCAACACGATGTTCAGCAAAGAGTTCAGCGGCGGGATCATGCTGCTGACTGGGGCGAACAGTGCGACGGGCTTGCGATCAGCGCCGTGTCGGTATCTGTTCTGCGATGAGGTGGACGGATTCCCGAGCGATGTGGACGGGGAGGGCGATCCGGTGGCGCTGGCGGAGCGACGAACGACGACGTTTGCGCGGCGCAAGATTCTGTTGACCAGCACGCCGACCGTGAAGGACTTCAGCCGGATCGAGGCGGAATATCTGCGGACTGATCAACGGCGGTTCTATGTGCCGTGCCCGAGCTGTGGCGCGATGGAGTGGCTGAAGTGGGGCCAACTGAAGTGGGATGACGGCAGGCCGGACACTGCGCGATATCAGTGCGAGCACTGCGGTGAGCGATTCGAGGAACTGCACAAGCCGGCGATGCTCCGGCGTGGCGAGTGGCGTGCGACGGCACCGGCTGGCAATGGTCGGACTGCTGGGTTCCAGCTGAGCGGTCTGTATAGCCCGCTGGGTTGGTGCAGCTGGGAACAGCTGGTGGAGGATTTCTTGAGGGCCAAGGGTGATGCGCCGGCGTTGAAGGCGTTTGTGAATACGCGGCTGGCAGAGACATGGGAGGAGGACTACGCGGCGAAGATCAGCGCCGATGGACTGATGGAACGGCGACTGGATTACAAGAGCGGGCTGTGCCCTGCTGGCGTGGTGCTGCTGACTGCTGGCGTTGACGTGCAGGACAACCGGCTGGCTGTGAGTGTATGGGGATGGGGTGAGGGCGAGACGGGCTGGCTGGTATGGCATCAGGAGCTGATGGGTGACCCGACAATGACGGAGGTATGGGGGCAACTGGATCAGGTGCTAGCGACTGAGTGGGACACGGAGAGCGGCAAGACCTTGAAGGTGGCGCAGATGGCGGTGGACTCTGGCGGCCACTGCACGCATGAGGTGTATCGGTATGTGCGCGACCGCGTGGGGCAGGGTGTGATTGCCATCAAGGGCAGCAGCCGGCGCAACAGCGCTGCAGTTGGCAAGGGCAGCAAGGTGGATGTGAACTGGCGTGGCAAGGTGCTGAAACGTGGCGTGACGCTGTATCAGCTGGGCACCGACACGATTAAGACGACGCTGTTCGGTCGGCTGCGTCACAACCAACAGGCTGGCGGGCTCCACTTCGGCATGGCTGCGGACCCGGAGTACTTCAAGCAGGTGACCAGCGAACGGCAGGCGTTGCGATATCACCGCGGCTTTCCGATTCGGGAGTGGGTAAAGAAAGCGGGAGATCGAAACGAAGCGTTGGATTGCTTGGTGTATGGCTATGCGGCGATGTTGCTTTATGGGCGTCGCATGAATCAGGCAACGATGTGGGAACAGTTGAGAGTTCAGTTAGAGGAAGGCAAGAAGGCACCGCTAAGATCGAGGAAGAAAGCGGCGCCTGCCGCCCCGTCTGCGTTTGTCAGCAACTGGTAGGCCGTGAACATCCCCAGCACAATCCAGGCCGGCGACACGATTCAGTGGCGGGACGTTGAGGGTATGGACAATCTGGGCAATGTGGTTAGCAGCGCGGACTATTCGCTGACGTATTGGCTGCGCACCAATACAGCGAGCGAGGGCAGCAGCGCTACGGGCACTGCTTACGGCACTGGGTGGGAGTTCACGATCAGCGCAGCGACCAGCGGCGGGTTTGATGCGGGCACCTGGTATTGGCAGGCGATTGCCAGCAAGGCTGGATCTGTAATCACGCTGGGCGCTGGCCAGCTGACGGTTGAGCGTGCGCTGAGCTATGCCGGCACACCTGGCGCGTTTGATGGACGCAGCCAAGCGCAGATCGATCTCGATGCTGTGCAGGCTGCGATCCGCGCGATCATCAGCGGCGGCGCTAAGCAGTACACCATCGGCAGTCGCAGCTTTACGAAGCTCGATCTGGGTGAGCTAATGGAGCGTGAATCTAAGCTGAAGGCTGAGATCAAACGAGAGCAGATGGCGGAGCTGATCGCCAATGGTCTTGGCAATCCGCACAATCTGTTCGTGAGGTTTTGATGGGATTGCGCACGCGGCTATTCAGGGCGATGGGATTTGAGCCGGTGCGGCCGCAGCGGCGTGCGTATCAAGGTGCCCGCGTTAGTAGGCTGACGGCTGACTGGGTGACCAGCGGCACCAGTGCCGACAGCGAGATCAAGAGCAGCTTTAAGGCGCTGCGCAATCGAGCGCGTCAGCTGTGCAGGGATAACGACTATGCGCGGCAGGCATTACGGGCGATTCAGAACAACGTGATCGGTCATGGCATCCGCCATCAGGGGCAGGTGCGGATGCTGCGTGGTGGCCGATTGGATGAGGCCATCAATGGCCAGATCCACGAGGCATGGGAGAAGTGGATGCACAAGAGCCGTTGTGATGTGAGCGGCATCCTCGGCTTCCACGATATTGAGCGCCTGCTGGTGCGCAGCCTGGCTGAAAGCGGCGAAGTGTTCGTGCGGATGATTCGCCGGCCGTTCGGAGATAGCAAAGTGCCATTCGCGTTGCAGGTGCTGGAGGCGGATTACCTGATCGACGACGATGTACCGCAAGCCAAGGATGGCAACACGGTGCGGATGGGCATTGAAGTGGATGGCTATCTGCGGCCGCAGGCTTATCACTTCTACGCCAACCATCCGGGTGACACCTATGCGGGCAACCCGCGCACGAATGGCAAACGTGTGCGCGTGCCGGCTGATGAGGTCCTTCATCTTTTCCTCCCTGAACGCCCCGGCCAGACACGAGGGGTCACCTGGTTCGCGTCAGCGCTGATGCGGCTGCACATGCTGCAGGGCTACGAAGAGGCGGAGGTGGTGCGTGCTCGTGCAAGTTCGGCGCTGATGGGCTTCATCAGCAGTCCTGAGGGCGAGCTGATCGGTGATGAGGTTTACGAGGGCGACCGGGTGAGCGAGTTCACTCCCGGTGTGTTCAAGTATCTGGCCCCTGGTGAGTCAGTATCGGTGCCGGATCTGAACGCACCTGATGGGCAGCTGGAACCGTTCACGCGTTCGATGCTGCGTGCTGTGGCGGCTGGCGTTGGCGTCTCGTTCGAGAGCATCAGCAAGAACTTTTCAGAGAGCAACTACAGCAGCAGCCGGCTGAGCCTGCTGGAAGAGCGCGATACGTACCGCGTGCTGCAGCGCTACATGGTGGAGAACTTCCATCAGCAGGTGTTTGAGGCATGGCTTGACATGGCCGTGCTGAGCGGCACGCTGAACCTGCCTGGCTATGAGACCAATCCTGATCGCTACCGCGCCAGCCGGTGGGTGCCACGTAGCTGGGAGTGGGTGGATCCGCAGCGTGAGGTGGATGCCTACAAGACCGCGGTGCGATGTGGCTTCAAGACGCTGGGCCAGGTGATCGCTGAGCAGGGCGGTGATCTTGATGATGTGCTGGTCGCACGTCAGGCGGAACTGGCGATGTTGGATGAGATGGATATCGTGCTTGACACCGATCCGAGTGAGGTGAACGCTGGCGGCGGTTCGCAGCCTGCTGTGACGATGGGCGCCCAGCCGGCATTTGAGGATACGGAATCGCCGATAAAAGAGGAGGAGTACGAAGAGGAGTCAGTTCTCAAGGATCCCACTGAAGGGCCTGAGGACTGATGGCATCGATTGAGCCGGATACAATTAAGGCATTGCAGGGTAGAAAAATGGAAGAGGCGCAACTGCCCGATCCTGAAGTGATCGAAACTGAAGAGACAGTAGAGGTTGAGGCCGTAGAAGAAGAGCGGGCAATGCCTGGCCTTGGTCGCCACCAGCGTGCAGAGCTCACAACCTTTGATGAGGTTGAGGATCGCACCTACGAGTTTCCGTTTAGCTCTGAGTTTCCTGTTGCCCGTTACTTCGGCAATGAGATCCTGAGCCATGACGCCAAGGCTGCTGATCTTAGCCGCTTGAACGATGGCGCACCGCTGCTGTTCAACCACAACCCTGATCGCGTGATCGGTGTTGTTGAACGCGCCTATATCGATGGCAAAAAACGACGCGGTTACGCTCGAGTGCGGTTCAGCCGCAACCCATTCGCTCAGGAAGTCTTGAGCGATGTGAAGGATGGCGTTCTACGAAACGTCTCCTTTGGTTACTCCATTGACAAAATGGAGGAACGCGGCAGCGGCGACTTTGTTGCTACTGCCTGGTCTCCTTATGAGGTTTCGGTTGTGTCGGTGCCGGCTGATCCCGGCGTCGGCATTGGCCGAGCTCTTGAGGCCGAGTCCGCTGCCTCGGCAGCACCTACACCTGATCCCATTCCTGTAATGGAAAACTCCACCACCGATCTGGCCGTGGTGCGGGCCGAAGCCGCTGAGGCTGAGCGCTCCCGCATCGCTGGCATTTCTGCACTGTGCGACAAGCACAACATGGCCGATCTCGGCCGCCAGCTGGTTGAGTCTGGTCGTTCTATCGACGAGGCTCGCGCTGCTGTGCTCGACAAACTCGACATCAAACAGGAGCCTGTGAACATGAGCGCCGCTGAAATCGGCCTTACTGAAAAGGAGAGCCGCAGCTTCTCCTTCCTGCGTGCCATCAACTACTTGGCCAATCCCACTGATCGCTCGGCTCGTGATGCTGCTGCATTCGAGATCGAAGCATCTGATGCTGCTGCTGCAAAGCTCGGCCGTCAGTCCCGCGGTATCACCATTCCCCAGGATGTGCTGCGTCGCGACCTGACCGTTGGCGCTGCTACCGCTGGCGGCAACCTGGTTGCTACTGATCTGGACGCTGGCAGCTTCATTGATCTGCTGCGCAATGCATCCGCTCTGGATCAAGCTGGCGCCACCGTGCTGACCGGCCTGACCGGCAACGTTGCCATCCCCCGCCAGTCCGGCGCTGGTACCGCTTACTGGGTGGCTGAATCCGGCTCGCCTACCGAGAGCCAGCAGACTGTGGATCAGGTCAGCCTGACCCCTAAGACTGTTGCGGCCTTCACCGACTACAGCCGCCGCCTGATGATCCAGTCGTCTATCGACGTGGAGAACATGGTGCGCAGCGATCTGGCCCGTGTGCTGGCACTCAAGATCGACCTGGCTGGCCTCTACGGCACTGGCTCCAACGGTGAGCCCCTCGGCCTGAAGCTGACCACCGGCATCGGCACCGAGAACTTCGCCGCTGCAATCCCCACCTTCGCTGAGGTGGTGGCACTGGAGAGCGACGTGGCAACCGCCAACGCACTGCTCGGCAGCCCCGTCTACCTGATGAACGCTGCAATGCGCGGCGGCCTCAAGACCAAAGCCAAGGACGCAGGTTCCGGCCTGTTCGTTATGGAAGGCAACGAAGTGAACGGCTACCAAGGTGTGCTGTCCAACCAAGTTGAATCTGGTGATCTGTGGTTCGGCAACTTTGCTGATCTGATCATTGGCTACTTCTCTGGCCTGGATCTAATGGTTGACCCCTACACCCACAGCACCTCCGGCACCGTCCGCGTGGTTGCGATGCAGGATGTGGACATCGCCGTTCGCCACCCTGAATCCTTCAGCCGCGGCAACGATTCCCTCTGATCATGTTGATCCGCGTCCTTAGGCAGACGATGCTGAGCGGACGTGTGGCAAACGTCGGGGAAGTCCTAGAGGCTTCCCCTTCTGATGCCAGGCTTCTGATCGGTATTGGCAAAGCTGTTGAAGCTGCTGTCGCACCTGTCAAGATTGAAGAGCCAGTAGAGGCTCCCACCCCTAAATCAGCGCCTAAGCGCAGGAGATCTACCCAATGACCATCCACAACCTCGGATCGAAAACCGATCTGCTGAGCATCCACAACAACGCAGTGGTTTCTGCTACTGGCGCTGGCACCCCCGCCAACGTTGACCTAGTGGACTATGAGGGCGACGTTGCCTTCATCATCGATGCTGCTGCTGCCGGTTCTGGCGTCACCCTGACTGCCAAGATCCAGCACAGCAACACCACCACTGCCGGCGATTTCGCCGACGTGACTGGTGGCGGTTTTACCGCTGCTGCGGCTAACACTGCCTTCCGCGAGAAGATCTACCTGAACAGCAACGATCTGCGTCGCTATGTTCGCGTGCTCTTCACCGTGACTGGTGGCAGCGGCACTGGTGCTGTGTCGGTTCAGGCCCTCGGCTCCAAGAAGTACAGCTGATGGCACTCACGGAAGATCTTGATATCTTCCTGGCAGATTTCGGCGTCAGCTGCACAGCTGGCGCCGTTACTGCACTGGGCATCTTGGATATGCCAAGCCAAGTGCTGGCTGATGGCATGGTGCTGAGCACTGACTACACACTGACGGCTAAGGCGTCCGATTTCGGGAACCTGAGCCGTGGCAGTTCAATCACTGTCGCAACGGTCGCCTACACCGTGCGTGACGTGATGCTGCTAGACGATGGCAAGTTTGTTCAGATCGGGCTTCAGAAGACATGAGCGGTCCTTTCAAGGTCAACACTCGCAGCCAGTGGGCATCGCTGAATCCTGTGCTGATGGCAGGAGAGCCTGGCCTTGAAAGCGACACCAAGAATCTGAAGATTGGCGATGGACGATCCTCATGGGACAAGTTGCCGTATCACGGCTGTCCTGGGTACTGGGGATCCTTCTGGGATGAAACCTCGCAGGTAGCAACCTTGGCCAACACGGCCTATCCCATCAAGCTGCGGCAATCAGACACAGCCAGCCGCGGCGTAAGGATCATTTCAGATGGCCGGATCACTGTTGATCATCCGGGCATCTATAGCTTCACCTTCTCGATCCAGTTCAGCAATAGCGACGCCCAGATCCACGACATCAACGTCTGGCTTCGCAAGAACAATGAAGGCAGCCTTGGTGATGTGCCTGCCAGTGACAGCCGCTTTAGCATCATCTCAAGCCACGGCGGCGTTGATGGCAACGTGATTGGAACAGTGAATTTCGTGCTGGGCTTGACCACCAACGACTACATCGAGCTGATCTGGTCAACGACCAACGTTGCCGCGTATATCCACGCAGAGCCAGCTGGCAGCACTCCCACGCACCCCAGCATTCCAGGCATTATCTGCACAGTGGTTCAGGTGGCATCAGCATGACAACCAAGCGCGAATCAATCCTGGCTCAGATCGCTACCACGCTGGCCGGTGCCACTGGCGTTAGCACGCGGATCTACCGCAGCAGGGTTGAGCCATTGGCGCGTGGCGAAAGCCCGGCCATCGTGATCGAACCGATCAACGACACGGCCGAGCAAAACACTAGCCTGCCCACCCTGGACTGGAGCCTGACGGTACGGGTCGCTGTGATCGTGCGCGGCAATGTGCCAGATCAGCAGGCTGATGCCACTGTGGAATCGCTGCATAGCAAGATCATGGCCGACCTAACGCTTGGCGGTTATGCGATTGATGTGCAGCCGCGATCCGTCAGCTTTGAGATGGTTGAGGCCGATCAGCCTGCTGGCGTGATTGGCTGCGAATATCTTGTGCGTTATCGCACTTCAGTCACGAATCTGACAACAAGCTGAGCCGGTTACGATGGATTGAAAGATCTCATCCGGCCTTAAGCCATGCCGCTGCTTTCTCGCCGCCAGCTGCTGCTGGCTGAACTGGAAGTTACCTACGGAACTGATCCGACCCCTCTAGTAGGTAGCAACGCGATCCTGGTGCGCAATATCGAGGTGACGCCGCTTGAGGCTGACACCGTTAGCCGTGAACTGATCCGGCCTTATCTCGGCCAATCTGAGCAGCTGTTGGCGCAGACCCGTGTGCTGATCAACTTCGAAGTGGAGCTGGCAGGCTCAGGCGCTGCAGGTACCGCACCGGCCTATGGCCCACTGCTGCGTGCCTGCAGCTTCACTGAGACGGTGAGCGCTGGTACAAGCGTGACCTATGAGCCGAACAGCGACGCTTCGCCTAAGTCGGTCACTATCTACTTCAACAACGACGGGGTGCTGCACAAGGCCACCGGTTGCCGCGGTACCTTCTCGCTGAACTGTGCTGTGGGCGAGATCCCCACGATTGCGTTTGAGTTCACTGGCATCTACAACACGCCTACGGACGTGGCGCTGGGCAGCCCCACCTACGCCAATCAGGCTGATCCTGTGGTTTTCAAGCAGGGCAACACCACCGGCTTCCAAGTGTTCAGCTACGCCGGCTGCCTGCAAAGCTTCAGTCTTGAGCTGGCCAATGAGATCGTCTACCGCGAGCTGGTGGGCTGCACCAAGGAAGTGCTGATCACCAACCGCGCCCCTGCTGGCGAGGTAATGATCGAGGCTGTCCCCGTTGGCACTCACAACTTCTTTACGGATGCCACCGGCAACAGCACTGGAAACCTGACCTTCCAGCATGGCCAGACCGCCGGAAATATCGTGACCTTCACGGCCGGACAGATCGATCTGGGCAATCCGTCCTACAGCGATGCGGATGGCATCCAGATGCTGACCCTGCCGTACATTGCCACCCCGACCGATTCGGGCAATGATGAGATGGAGATTGTCTTCACCTGATCCGCGTGGCTTTTGTCCTAAAGCAGTCCGACTCCTACACCTGGCCGGTGAGCATTAAGCTGCCGGCCAACGGGGGGAAGCGAGAGCGGCAGAGCTTTGATGCTGAGTTCAAGCGCCTGCCTCAGAGCCGGATCAATGAGATCCAAGAGCTGGTACAGAAGCGCCTGAAGGCCACGGAACGGGGCGAGGAGCCGGCTGTTGATATCAGCGATCAGAGCATCGCCGACGAAATTCTGGTCGGCTGGGAGGGCATTATCGACGGTGATGGCGAGCCCGTGCCTTTTAGCGAAGCCAGCAAAGCCATGTTGCTGGATGTACCGATGATGGCGCCAGCGCTGATCAATGCGTTCTTTGAGTCGCTAGTTGAGCTGAAAAGAAAAAACTGATCGGGGCCGCTGAGCACTGGGTGGCCGGTACCGAGATCGATGAGACGGCTAAGGATGCAGCCGTGCTTGGCATCGCACCACCACCCAGTAAGGCGGCCAAGAATTATGAGGTGATCGAGGAGGCATGGCCCGCTGTGCGAATGTTCCTGAAGGTGCAGACCCAATGGCGTGCTGACAGCGGCGCGATCATTGGTTTGGACTATTCGGCTGTGCGGTGGGCGTTTGAGCTGTATGGCGCCGACAATCCGGCTGAGCTGTTGAGTGATTTGCAGATCATCGAGGCTACAGTGGTGGAAGCCGTCAACAAGCGCAAGAGCTGACCTATGGCGCTGGATATGACAACGGCCTTGACCATTAAGGCCAAGGTTGACGGCATCAACCAGATCCAAGGGCTGGAAAAGGCGCTCGGCGCTGCTGACAAGCAGGCTAATGGACTTGGCACAGCATTCAGCAAGCTTGGCGGCATAGCTAAAAGTACAGGAGCTTTGCTCGCTGGTGTTGGCACAGCGGCCGTTGGCGGCCTTGCGGTGCTTGGCAAAAACGCCATTGATGCTGCAGACAACATCAATGACATGAGCCAACGTACTGGCGTTGGCGTCGAAACGCTTAGTAAGTTCGGTGCTGCTGCTGAAGATAGTGGCAGCAGCTTGGATGAGGTTGCCAAGGCAATGGGCAAGCTTGCCAAGGGCATTGTTGATCCTGCATCGAAAGCAAATGAGGCGTTGAGATCGATTGGCATCAGCTCTGTTGATGCCAGCGGCAAGGTACGCAGTGTCGATGCTGTGATGTTGGACATTGCCGATAAATTCAGCAAGCTGCCAGATGGTGCGCAAAAGACTGCGCTGGCCATGGAGATCTTTGGTAAATCAGGCGCCAACCTGATTCCGATGTTGAACGGTGGCCGTGAGGCGATGAGTCAATACAGCGCCACTATCACAACCGAAATGGCGCAAGCGGCTGATCAGTTCAATGATGCGTTGAACATGATCATGCGTGAGTTAGCGGGGCCATTCAATCAGGCGATCACAGCTGCATTGCCATACATCACGCAGCTGGCGCAGCAGCTAGGGGAATCATTACCTGGCGCCATCGCGGCCCTGACGCCAATAATCACCGGACTGCTGCAGGGCCTGACGCAGCTCGGCCAGTGGTTCAGCACGCTTAGCCCTCAGGCTCAAACCTTTGTTGTCAGTGCTGCTGGATTGACGGCTGCTTTCGTTGCGCTTGCGCCTGCCGTTACGGCGATTCTTGCAGTGTTCACGACCCTTGGCCCATTGCTTGCTGGAATTCCTGCTGTCATTGCAGGATTCGCCGGAGCCATCGGCCCATTGGTTGCGGCACTGGGCGGCTTGGGGCAAATCTTAATCGGCGTCTTCACCGGCCCTGTCGGCTGGGTGGCGCTTGCGGTTGCTGCTGGTACCGCCATCTATGCGTTCCGTGATCAGATTGGAGCAGCGTTTAAGGTCATCGGCAGCGTGCTGCAGCAGGCTGCTCAGGGATTCAAAACGGTGTTCATCGAGCCGGTCATGGCGGGATTCAAGGCTGTTGTTACTTTTGTAAACACTAGCTTTGTGACACCAATCAATCAGGCGATCACAGGCTTGGTACAAAAGATCGGTGCCACATTCAAGAGTGTGACCGATGCGATCACAGCACCATTCAAGGCTGCCTTCACCGCAGTGCGTGGCATTGTTAATCAGATTTTGAATAGCATCGGCAGCGCCATCGGCAGCGTTGTGCAGGCAATTAACAACGTGATTGCTGGCGCTAACCAAGCATTAGCACGAGTTCAGTTGCCACAAATTCCTTTTTTGCCCATGCCGCAAATCCCTCGCTTCGCTGAGGGTGGTGTGGTGAGCGGCCCGACCTTGGCAATGGTTGGTGAGGGCGGCGAACCTGAATACATCGTGCCGCAGTCCAAGGCTGGCAAATTTGCAGCGAACTGGATGGCCGGCGTGCGTGGCGCTGCTGCCATCCCGCGTTTTGCTGAGGGTGGAGTGGTGGTCCCATCCTCTGCAAGTGTGAGCATTCAGACTGGCCCGGTCACTCAGATGAACGGCACCAATTATGTAACCACTGCGGATTTGAGTCGTGCAGTGCAGGCTAGCGTTAACCAGACGCTTGACCTATTAGCAGGCGACAGCATGGTGCGTCGCAGCATTGGAATTGCGTGATGGCTTATTACGATCTCCTGTGCTTTCTTGAATACTACGCAGACCGCAATAGCGTCTACAGCGGCAGTAAGCGGACACCAACACGGCGCTGGCAGAACTTCTATCAAGAACCGCAAAATATGGCATTGATTGACACTGACGTAGACGGCGACTTTGTTTACATCCCCTTTTCGGCTTCTGGCTTCTCTCTGCGGTCTGCCAATGCGATTGGCGATTTAACTGTTGAAATTGCCGCCACTGGCGACATCATTGATTTGACTGATGGAGCAATCGGCACCAACAGGCTAGTGATTGCTTCGTTGTATTTGCAGGATGCGGGCAAGGATGCTCTGGACGCTGCTAGCGCACAGTTGATCAGCCGCTACATTGGCGGTATCAATGGGGCAAGCGTTAATGATGATTCGGTCAGCTGGACAATTAGCCCTATGGTGGACAAGACAAAGCCCCAAGTGCCAACGCGCAAAATTGCGTCAGACTTGATCGGGAGGTTCACAGGGCGATGATTACACCAGTGCTGGCCATCAACATGCAAGTGCGCTGCAGCGATGGCTGCGTGCATGATGATGTGAAGATGTTTGTGCGTGATGGGCAAAAGGTATTTGTGGGCTGCGATGGCTGCGAGATTGCAGGCGTTGAAAACATCGAGCAGGCCACAGCAGTAGTGCCGCCCATGATGCTGCTGGTAGCTATGCGGCAATGCGAGGAGGCAGCGTAATGGCCGATCTGTCACCAGCTAATAAATGGCTTGCCAAGCTGTTAGACAATAAAAGAACACGGCGGCGGTTGAAAAAGTCGCTGCTAGGCCCATCTGCTGGCAAGACGCCACCCAACCAAGCAACAGCAAACCAAGACCGCTCGCCTGGCAATCGCAAGACGCCAGCGGCTGATCTTGGTGAACAACAGAAGATCGCCATCGCAGGCGAGACTGTCCCGATTTTATTTGGCAAGCGTGTTAGCAATGTTGGTGGCGTGTGGATTCAGCCGTCACTTGTAAAGGCTGGATCTTATTTTTTCAAAGGCAGTTTTCTTTTCCCAGTTAGCCAAGGCGAGATCGTTAGCAGTCCAGCCAAGCATCGCGTATGGGTTGGCCTGCGCAATATGGCATTTCTGGCTGATCAAACGATCACGATCAGCAATATCTACAACAGCGCTGCAACGCTTGCCGCATCCCCTGGCACCTGTCCGGTACTTGGCGCAGGTATGTACTGCGGCAAAGAAACCTATTCGTTCACAGAAGAATCACAGCTAGCTAGTGGTGATAGCACTCAGCGCCGCGATTTCTTGGGTACAGACTATTTTGGTATTAGGTTAATTGCAAGAGGCTCTGGCGACACGTCAAATTCAGCCATACTTTATACAGTTAAGGTTTATGATAATGTCACAGGTAGCGACATTTCGGCGGCTTATTTCTCCGCTATAGGCTTGCCGTCTAATACGCAATTTGCGATCAACCAGCTAGGCTCGGCTGCGCTTGGCTGTGGTCTTGTTGGGGTTGTAAGTGATTTCATTGATGGGCCAACCATTGGCGTGGGATATATAGAAGCAAAAGCCTTCTGGAATTCCATTTCTTCTGGCAGCATAACTTTTGTCAATACAACTGTAAGCGTTAATAATCAATTCTATCCAGCCAACCCTGCTAGCACCGGCACACTTACAGGAGTTCAGCAGGAGGTGGTGGTCAGCAAATACGCCAATCCGGCTAACACGCCAACTGCGGATAATTCATCCTATGCCGACATTACCTTCCTGAAAGTTGTGGGCGATATCTACGATCCGCCAGAAGAGGGTTCATATCCAACTACAACGCGCCAGCTATCCATTTACTACGAGCAAGGCGTCAAGGTCAACCTATACAGTAACGATTCAACAGGCAGCACGCTAGGCGCCAGCAATCAGCTGGTTGATCTTGCGATGTATCTGTTCACCAGTTTGAAGCGCAACGCTGCTGGTACAACGCCGGATGTATCAGCCCCAATCTTCACTGGCAATCTGCCGACCATTGCCAGCTTCTGCAATGAGTATGGCTTGCATTTCAACGGCATTATTTCAGAATCAGTCAACGTTATCGAACTGATTGGCGAGACCGCGCCATTCTTTCTGTTGTCTTTCCTTTCCAATGGCGGACAGTATCGGTTCGCGCCTGCATTGCCAATCAATGGCAGCCAGCAGATCAACTTATCGGTCCTAAGCGCAGCCGCAACATTTACTGAGGACGAGATTCTGCCAGGATCGTTTGGCAAAACCTATATTTCAGCCGCCGATAAATCTGATGTGAACTGCGTGCTGCTGTATCGGCAGAATGAACCTGATGCCATTGGTACGCAGCAGACCGTGCAGGTGCGTTACAGCGGCGTGAGCCTTGATGCACCGACTGAGCAATTTGATATGACCGATTTCTGCTCAAACCGGAATCATGCCATCATTTATGCCAAGCATTACCTGGCCCGGCGCCGATACACCGCACATATCATCGACTTTGAAACGACGCTAGATACAACCGGATTGATCCCCACCGACATCATCAAGATTGAACGACAACGAATCAGCAGCGCAGGCGACAATCGAACGGAGACAGAGTATTACCAGATCACATCCATCGATCACAACACCGATGGAACTACCAGCATTGAAGCCGCGCAGTTCCCGGTCAATGGCAGCAGCGTGCCTATCATCAGCAATGAAGTGGTGAACGGCACCTTTACCGTGGTGTAATGGCAATCTTCCCCTCGCTAGCGCCACGCACAAGATCGCTCACGCTGGGCGATATACCGCAGCAGGTTTACACCGGCAGCAGTGGCGGTGATGTTCGGTTCAAACAGGGCAGCAGCTACATCGCGCAACAGCTGACATTAGGCTACGAATACATTACTGAATCTGAAGCGCAGCAGATTTTGGATCACTACGCAGGCCAGCAAGGAAGTTTGATTCCTTTTGATTTATCGGCTGCAGTATGGGGCGGCTACACCACGCCACCAGTTAGCAGCGCCAGTTATCAGTGGCGATATACCGGATCGCCTGATGTTGAGATTGCGTCGCCAAAGCGCTACAACCTAAGCATTGAACTTGAAACAGTTCCGCTCTAGCCATGACATTCCCAGCATTGGTGCCATCCGCAAGAACTTACACCCCCGGTGATGTGCCGCAAGTACGTCAGGTTGCTTTATCTGGTATGGATACGGCATATCGACTTGGTAGCAGAAGGGTTGGGCAATCGCTGTCGCTTACCTTTAACAATATCAGTGAAGCACAATTAAACGAGATACGCAATCACTACGTTGCACAAGACGGCAGTTACAACATCTTTTTCTTGCCCCCAGAGGTTTGGTCTGGCTATGCCGTGCCGCCTGTCCCTTCACCCAGCAATGTTGCTTGGCGTTATGGGGCGCCGCCAACGATCACTGATGGATCGTGTGATCTTTGGTCAGTTGAAATCGAACTGGCATCGTACGTCATCGAGTTAGGCGATATTGACATCGACATCCCACCCGGTGAAACCGGATCCGATCCCGACTTGCCTACAACTGTTGACTATATCTATGATGGGCTTACCGCGTCTGCATCACCAGCACGCGCCTATCTGATTGATTCAGGGGCATCAGCATGACCATCACGCTGTCAGCACTGCAAAAGCAACGGCGCGATTCTGCTGCCAACTGGACTGCCAATAATCCAACCCTGCTGGCTGGTGAGCTGGGCTATGAAAGCGACACTGGCAAATGGAAAGTTGGCGATGGTAGCACGGCTTGGACATCACTTGCCTACATTCCTGGGTCGCAGCTAAGCGCTTACCCTCTAGTTAATGCAGACATCGCAGCAACCGCTGAGATTGCTGTAAGCAAACTCGCGGATGGAGCAGCCCGCCAACTACTGCAAACCGATGCAGCGGGCACTGGCGTTGAGTGGACTAGCAACATTGACGTACCTGGTACGTTGGACGTAACCGGGGGGGCGACATTCGACGGTAATGTAACGGTACAGGGCGACTTGACCGTTAACGGAACAGAAGTCATCATTAACACTCAAACGCTTGAGGTTGAAGATAAAAACGTCATTATCGGCAAGGTCACAACCCCAACCGATGTAACCGCAGATGGCGGCGGCGTAACACTTAAGGGATCTACAGATAAGACGATTACATGGCTAGACGCCACGGATGCATGGACATTTAGCGAGCACGTCAACATTGTAAGTACCAAAGAGTATCGAATTGATGGCACAAAAGTTCTTGATGCGACTAGCCTTGGTAGCGCTGTCGTTAGCTCAAGCCTGACCAGCGTTGGCACGATTGGTACTGGTACATGGCAGGGCACAACACTTGCGACGGGCTATGGAGGCACCGGGCAGACCACCTACACCAATGGTCAGCTTCTGATCGGCAAGACCGATGGCACGCTGGCAAAGGCGACGCTGACAGCCAGCACTGGCGTCACAATCACAAATGGTGACGGTGCCATCACTATTGCTGCAACTGGCAGCGGTGGCACTGTAACCAGCGTTGACGTAAGTGGTGGTACAGGGCTTACCAGTTCAGGCGGTCCGATCACAAGCAACGGCACAATCACAGTTGATCTAGACAACACAGCAGTCACGCCAGGCAGTTATACCTACGCCAGCATCACGGTTGATCAACAAGGTCGGCTTACCGCTGCATCGAATGGTGCAGCACCGCTGCCGCTGACTGGTGGCACCTTAACTGGTGATTTGTTGCTCGATAACCAGTCTGATCTGCGCTTTGGTGAAGCTACCGGGCATGGCGGCAACTGGGTAGCATTTGAAGCGCCGGCAACCATCGCTAGCAATGTCACGTGGACATTGCCGGCAACTGATGCAGCTGTAGCTGGTTACGCTTTGGTGAGCAACGCAGCAGGAACTCTTAGCTGGGCACAGGCAGGCGGTGCCGTGATCGTTGATGGTGGCAACTTTGCCAATGGCAGTAGCATTGTGACAACCAGCAGCACCATCGACGGCGGGAGCTTCAACTGATGCCAACACCAGCAACCCGCACGCCTGTGCGCATTGCACGGGGCACTTACAGCAATCTCAACAGCAGCATCGCTGATTTACAAGAGGGTGAGATCTGTTACGCCACAGACGAGAATCGCTGTTATGTCATTGAAGGCGGTGCCCTAACAAGCCTACCGGCTGGTGATGTGACCTTGACTGGCACACAAACGCTGACCAACAAAACACTCACCGATCCAGCCATCATCGGCACGATCCTGGAGGACGTGTTCACCATCACTGATGGGGCAGCGTTTGAGATTAACCCTGGCAACGGCAGTATCCAACTGATCACGCTTGGCGCTAACCGCACACCAAAGGCCACCAACTTTGCAGCGGGGGAATCAGTCACGCTGATGGTGGATGATGGCAGCGCCTACACGTTGACCTGGAGCGACGCGACGTTTGGCGGCAGTGGCGTGGTGTGGAAGACAGGCGGCGGCAATGCACCGACGCTGAATACAACGGGCTACACGGTTATTGTGCTTTGGAAAGTCGGCACGCAGGTGTACGGCGCTCGCGTGGGTGATGCCTGATGCTAAACAGTAAAGCACTCGCTGCATCCGCCAGCGCAGCCAAGGTTTACGTTGAGGATGTGATGTCGGTTTATTTATATACCGGCAACGGCAGCACGCAGACAATCACGAATGGGATTGATCTGAGCGGTAAGGGGGGATTGGTTTGGGCTAAATCACGCTCTGCAGCTTACTTCCATTCTTTAACAGACACGGCACGCGGCGCTCATCAAGTGCTGCAATCCCAGGCAACTGATGCAAGTTTCAATCAAACCCCCAATGGTGTTTCGTTCTCAAGCTCAGGATTTATATTGAACAGCTCAGATAATGGCACAAATGAGAATGCGACCACCTACACCTCCTGGACCTTCCGCAAGGCGGCGAAGTTCTTTGATGTCTGCACGTGGACCGGTTCGGGTGCAAACCGCACCATCAGCCACAACTTAGGCAGCGTGCCCGGCTGCATCATCGTCAAATGTACTAGTGCTGCAGATAACTGGCAGGTATACCACCGAAGTCTAGGCGCAACTAAGTTCTTGAACTTGGACGCAACTAGTGCTGCCGGCACCAACAGTAACCGCTGGAACAACACCGAACCAACCAGCTCAGTATTTACTGTCGGTACAGGCGCAGGTGTGAATGGTAACGGGCTTACTTACGTCGCCTACCTGTTCGCGCACGACGCTGGCGGGTTTGGTGGTAGTGGCGCAGAAGGCGTCATCAGTTGTGGCAGCTACACCGGCAATGGCAGCGCCACTGGCCCAGCGGTAACACTCAACTGGGAGCCTCAGTGGCTGTTGATCAAACGCAGCGACAGCACCGGCGGCGATTGGCAGTTGATCGACAACATGCGCGGCTTTGTTGTTGGCGGTGCTGATGCTGAGCTGAACCCCAATCTCAGCGCAGCCGAAAGCTCTGGCACGTTCGTCACGCCAACCTCCACCGGCTTCCAGCTCAACACCACTGATGCTGGTTACAACGCCTCAGGCGGCACCTACATCTACATCGCCATCCGCCGTGGGCCGATGAAGACGCCCACCGATGCCACGAAGGTGTTTAAGATTGACAAGAGTGCAGACAGCACAAGGAACTTTGGAATAGTCGTTGACACTGTTCTCAGTCATATTCCAGCAGGAAATTCTGGCAACTTTCCCAGCATTTCTGCGCGTCTTACAGGCAATGGTGCCAAACTGACAACTTTTGATACCGCCTCAGAAAGCACAAACAGTAATTGGTATGCCTGGGATAAAGCAACTGGGCTTTGGGGTGAGACGTGGGGCACAAGTTGGATCAACTATGCCTTCCGCCGCGCCCCCGGCTTCTTCGACGTGGTGGCTTATACGGGCACAAATACTGCTGGGCAAAATGCCGTTCCCCATAACCTAGGTGCGGTACCGGAACTAATCATTTACAAGGCACGAACAGGGGCAACGAATGTTGCCTGGTATGTGTATAGTGCAGGGATTGGTATTAATTACTATCTCTTGCTTAACGGATCAAATGCCAAGACTAATTTTTCGTTGTCTAATGGCGTAAGTCCTACATCATCCAATTTTTACACAACGCCAGGTGACTCCGCCACAAGTGCTACTGGTTACACCTACATCGCCTACCTCTTCGCCTCTTGCCCCGGCGTGAGCAAAGTCGGTAGCTACACCGGCACCGGCACCACGCTCAACATTAACTGTGGCTTTACAGCAGGCGCACGGTTTGTTCTAATCAAACGCACGGATTCCACAGGTGACTGGTACGTCTGGGATACTGCACGCGGCATCAGCACGTTAATAGAGCCCTATCTATTGCTCAACTCAACAGCGGCTGAAGAAACAGGCGAGTACGGTATCTCGCCTTTTGCCTCAGGCTTTAGTGTTAATAGCCTTTTTCCTCCTGTTAACACTAATGGTGCCAACTACATCTTCCTCGCTATTGCCTGATCATCATGGAACTCCGCAACCGCACAACCGGCGCCGTCATCACTGAAGACGAGTTTCGCCGCACCAACCCCAACACCAGCTTCCCGCCGCAGCTGACCGCTGAGATCATCAGCGATTTCGGCTACGACCCCGTGCTGGAAGGCCCCCAAGCCACCACCGTGCCGCCCTATCAATACAGCCAGCGTGATGGCGTGGTTGAGGTGAACGGTCAGTGGTTCACGCACTACATCGCGGGTCCTGTCTTCCACGACTACACCGACGAAGAGGGCGCGGTGCACACCGCTGCTGAGCAGTATGAGGCGTACTGTTTCGCCAAGGATGCTGAGCAGGGCAAAGCCGTCCGCGAAGATCGCAACCGTCGCCTAGCAGAGTGCGACTGGACCCAGCTGGAAGACAGCCCACTCGATCCTGACGGCAAAGGTGCTTGGGCGCTCTACCGCGAAACACTCCGCATGGTGCCACAACAGGCTGGCTTCCCCTGGAATGTGCAGTGGCCCCCTAAGCCCGGTGATAACTGATGGCAACAAAAGCCAAGACAGGCACAGGGCGACTGGATTATCAAGCCGGCCCACCCAAGACAACCCGGCAAGGCTATGGGCAGCGATCACGGCCGCGTCGTCGCGGCAAGAAAGCCTTGCGCGGGCAGGGTCGGTAAGCTGAACAGGTACCCCCATGGCGCCATGATCGAAATCATTGCCGCCATTGCCGGCGCGTCAATCTCAGTCGCAGCCATGGGTGCTGCTGGTTTTAGCCGGAAATCTGATGAGGCCCGCGAGGCTGTCATCAGGCTGACCTCAGCTGTGGAACACATCGCTTCACAGCTTGAGGTGCTTCACACCGATATCAAAGAAGATCGCAAAGAGACGTTCACCCGGCTATCGACGGTAGAGCAACGCGTCTCTAAGTTGGAAGCACGTCCACCTTCGTGCTGATCATGGATCAGGCAACCACCATTGCGGTGATCGCCATCATCGTTGCAGCAGGCAGCGAGATCATTGCAGTTTCACCGCTCAAATCCAACAGCTGGATACAGCTGCTGGTAAAGGTGCTGCAGATGGCTTTCCCAAAGCAGCGCCGCTGAATCATGGCCAACGACGCGCCAATCTCGCTGCAGCAGCTGTTCAGGTATTACAAGGCACTGCCGCACCAGAGCGCCGCGATTCAGCAGCTAGAGAGCGATCTGGCCGCCAACGGCTACGACGCCGTGATGCGCAGGGATCGAGACTGGTTTCAGACGTGGAGCCAAGACGGCAAGCAAAGCGATCTAAGCGCCGCGATCAGCTTGATTAAGGAGTTCGAGGGCTGCCACCTCTCGGCGTATCCCGATCCGCTTAGCGGTGGTGATCCGTGGACGATTGGCTATGGCACAACGCGGTACAGCGGCGGCGTGCCCGTGAAGCGCGGCGACAAGATCAACGTGATCGAGGCCGATATGCTGCTGCGGCTTGAGGTGGATCGCATCGCTGAGAAGCTGCGCACCACCATCCCGCACTGGAAGGTGATGGATGATCAGCAGCGATCAGCGCTGGTGAGCTTCGCCTACAACCTTGGCGCTGGCTTTTACGGATCAGAAGGATTTGAGACGATCAGCCGGTGCTTGCGTGACCGTGATTGGGCAGGAGTGCCAGCTGCGCTTGAGTTGTATAGGAACCCTGGCACCAACGTGGTAGCTGGCCTGCTGCGGAGGCGCCGTGCGGAGGGCAAGCTATGGGGGCAGCACCAGGCTGCGGCTGAACCTGAAACTGCGAAACTGCGCCCCAACAGCCCATTCAATGCGCGGATCACGCCGCACATCAGGCTGGGAGAATTCGCGCTTGATCAGCAAGCGCGGCGGTTCCAGCATCAGCATCAGCTAGACACTGCAGCGGAGCTGGCTGCATTCTTGGAGAGGGCCCGGACGGCATTTGGCGGGAAGCCGATCATCATTACCAGTGGCTTCAGGCCACCAGCCGTCAATCGTTCGGTTGGCGGGGCCAGTGGGAGCGAGCACCTTTACAACGCACCAGGCGTTGGCGCGGTCGACTGGTACATCCAAGGAGTCGATATCTACAAGCTGCAGGAGTGGTGCATCAAGAACTGGCCGTACAGCACCGGCAAGGGAGCGCCTAAAGGATTCATTCATACCGGCATCCGGCAAGGGCGGCCTAAGGTCGTTTGGGATTACTGAGCGCCTGATGCTGCTACCTGACCATGAGATCCGCCGGCTGTGCCAACGACACGGGATGGTGAGCCCATACAACGAAGCTCAGCTGAACCCGGCCAGTTATGACGTGACGCTCGGCGGTCAGATCATGATGGAGGTTGCCAGCACAGCTGAGCTGCAGAAAGTGCAGCTGCATGGCCACACACAACAGGATCCATTCTGGATTCAGCCTGGTGAGTTCTTCCTGGCTGAAACGCAGGAGATCTTCAACCTGCCTAATCACGTCGGCGCTCAGTTCGTGCTGAAGTCTTCCCGCGCACGTGAGGGCTGGGATCACGCTGAGGCCGGATGGGCGGATCCAGGATGGTTTGGCAGCAGGCTGACCATGGAACTGCGCAACCAAAGGCGACTGCATCCGCTGCCGATTTGGCCGGGCTTGCGCATCGGACAGATGAAGTTCCTACTGGTCAGCGGCACCGTGGAGCACAGCTATGCCGAAACCGGAAGATATAACGCAGACCTAGGCGTTACAGGGTCCAAGGGGTAGCAAGCGGCGCCATGCGCAGCCGATAGATCTTGCCGGGCGCCTCAGCTGGATCATCCATTGGGATCATCGTGTAGTCATCGCAGCCGTGTGATTCAGCGAAATGGCTGGCGGCCTGATGGGTGGGGAACGGCCCGATATGCCACGGGCCGATGCGGAGTAGGTATTGCATGGCGGGACAGTAGCGCGAATCCTGCCGCCGAATCCCGTAGCAATTCTGCAGTCTCATGAGACGCAGTCGCGACCGCTACCGTATGCCAAGCGGCGCATGGTCATGCAGGGCTACTTCCTGGAGATCAACGCAAAGCTGTTCATACGGTCCAATACGTCCGCAGATGATCTGCCGGGCGATATCTACAGCCATATGGCTGAGTTCATCCGATCCGATGAGGACATCATCGATATCGAGGTGAACGCGGTGCCCATCCCGCCAGACCTGTGTGGACCGCCATCGGATTGAAGAGACGCGACTGGTCACACGGCGATCAGCACGTGATCAGATCCTCCTGGCGTGGAACTATCAGTGCGCATACTGCGGCGCAGATCTGGGCCGCAGCCCGACCATTGATCATGTGATTCCTAAAGCACACGGCGGCGCCACTACGCCATCGAACCTGGTGGCCTGCTGCATGGGATGCAACTGCAGCAAGGGCCATAAGCCTTGGGTGGACTGGTATCGTGCGCAGCCTTTCTGGTCTGCATTGGGTGAGTGGGCCATCGCGCAGTGGTTGCAGGATGACGCTAAGCTTTCGGCCTAGACCTTTTTCGAGGGCTAGGCGGAACCGCAGCGGCCGGCTGCGGTCAGGTGGGCACCGCGTGAGGACCCACCACCGGCCACACCTAATGCGCCAGCAGGTGATCGAGATACAGCTCCGCCTGCCATAGATCTGAGCTGTAGCGGCAGGTGCCACCAACGCAGCTGCGGTAATACACCTCACCGTGCACCGGCATTAACGTCTCGATATAGCCGCCATCTCGATCTGTGCGGCTGATCACCTCGGGTCCGAACATTGCCGTGCCTCTTGCTGGTGGATCCATACCTTTAGTCTGCCGACATACTCCCGCAGCACCTGCGCCTGTTGCAGGTGAAATGGGTCTCTGCTGGCAAACCACAGTTGATTGTGGCGATCAATCGCCTGCAGCGACTGGTGGATCAGCGGGCACCAATCAGCGCGTACAGGTGTGGCCCACTCACGTGGCACGTTCGTACATTTCACAGCGAGACGCATAACGCCCGCCACTACGTTTTGATTCTGGCAACTCCAGGCCGCACGCCTGGTGGCGCATCTCCCAGTAGTGGCAGTCCCAGCACATCATTGGCCCATCAGCGGGGCGGATGCGGTTGCGTGCTGCCTGATAGATCTGCTGCGCCTTGATCAACGCCGTCTGCAGGTGCACCGTGCCCGTGTCCATCTCCAGCTGATGTTCAGGCTTGGGGCCGAGCACCACACGAGCGTGCCAGTTGCGATCAGAGCGGCTGCACACCAGCAGCAAACGGCCAGCGTGCAGGCTGATCATTCATCCTCCCCGTAAGCCGGCTGATGAAAGATCCGCTCTAGCGTCATGCTGGCCGGCTCCTCAGGCCCATTTGTGACATACGCAGCGACCGGATCCGTGCCATCAGCTGCCACGTATACGCATGAGTAGCCGTAAGGCTTTACCACCACCAGACCCGTGCGCTTGCTACGCGTGAGGATCCGCAACGCAAGGCGTTCAATCAGATTCAGGCCAGGCAGCTGGTGCATCATCCCTCCAGTTTGGCAATCAGACGGTCGAGATACCAGCGGCATTTGCGGGCGTCTTCCAAGGCATGGCCTTTGCACCAGATGCGCAGCAGATATTTCAGCGCCTGGCCTTGCAGGTGGGCAGGCACCATGTGCGGCGCGTCAGTGATTGCCGCTTCGATCACGTCGATAGCCTCCACTGGGCCGCGGCGGTAGTGATCTGGATTAATTGGATCAGTCATCAAGCCATCCCCATGCAATGCGTTTGCAGATGCGCCATGCGTGCTTCTCGTCTACGTCAAACTCAGCTGCCAGCTGCCGGTAGCTCCACCCCTTGGTGCGGAGCCGGCGCAGCTTGCGCACCAGCTCCGGCGTGAGGATCGCGGCGATGTTCTCCTCGCCAGCCTTGAATGGCCGGCTCACCTCCACTTATCTCCCAGCAGCTGCTGGCGGCACACCTCAATGGCCTGCTGCGCTTGCTTCTGCGTCATCACCGATTCAGTGGCATCCATGGCACGAACAACGCGGGCCAGGAGTTCGGTGTAATCCGTGTCGCGGAAGTTGGCCGCGATATCGCGGCAGAATTCTTCCCACAGCCCGGTGTAGGTGCCGCACGTGCGGCCACTGCGTTCGTACAGCGCGTCGATCATATCGGCGCGTTGCTGGTCAAGCTGTGTGGCGTTCATGGTTCAAGCGTTTGTCGGAGTTGCAGCAGCTCAGCGCAAAGCTGTTGCCGGTTGCGGATGCCAGCGATGCAATGCAGCTGATCAATGCGAATATCGATCAGATGCTGCAGTCGCTCGCGTTCATCCTGCCGACCCTGACGGTAGGCGCCAGTGTCGTTGAGTAGCTGTTCAAGGCGGTGGCGGATATCGCTCACAACACCTCCACGGCAATGGCGTGGGGCCAGCGGTTGCGGGCGTATTTCGCGGCTGCGGTCTTGGATTCGGCGCGGGTGTACCACTTGATGGGGCGCACCTGCGGGAATCGCACCAAGACCGTGAAATCCTTGACGCGTGCGTTGTGGCGTGGCCGGCTGACGCCTTCGCCATAGTTGCCTAACTCAGTCTCATCAGTGCGCCATTGCAGCAGCGCTCCGGTTACATCAGCCATTGCTGGGCTCCTGTTCAGGGTTGAGCCATTCAATCTGCGACCACCACTCAAGCCAAGTATCAGCAGCGATCAGCTTGGCCTCAGTCAGGCTGCAGGCCGTGATGGACTCGAACACGTTGGCGGCCTTGATCGTGAAGTAGAAGCGGCGTGGGGTCATTCGGGGAGCGCCTCCAATGCGCGGCGGATGGTGTCTGCACCAAGTTGAGTAGAGCTGTTATTGAGAATGTGAGCTAACGCCTCTAACGCCTGTTCCTTCAGTCTCGGGGGCTTGGAGCGGCGGGCGGCGCGAAGATCTTCCACAGCCTCGTGTTCGTATTTGAACCACCCTTCGCTGACCAGCCACTCACAGCACGCCTCCAGCTCCTGATCTGCGCCCCATTGGGCGGCGCGGGTGGCGATGCGGCTGATCACATTTGGGCCGCCTTCATCAGTATCAATCCACTTGCCGATCAGCTCATCTGATGGGATGATGGTGCGTTCAGTCATGCCGCACTACCTGCTGCGTGCCGGAGTGAGTGGGGCTGTGATGTGCGCCGGACTCGATGCCGATCATGGCGAACACGCTGGCCGCGATCAGGCAACAGATGGCGTTGTTGATGGCGTTCATGATGCGACCATCCGTGCGATGCTGTCGTTTAGCCGATGCAGCCATGCGCCGAGCATTAGACCGCTGACGTACACGGCCACGACGATTTCTGCGAGCTGAGCAGTCCATAGGTACAGAGTCGGCCCCCAGTCGCTTGTGAGTGCCTGTTTCATGGTGTGGGTGGATTGGAGTGCCGGGCCAACCGGCGGTGCAGGCTTAGTCGGGCCGTGTTGATCTCGTGGTGACGCGTCGTGTGATCCGTTCCGCGGCGGTTGAGTTTTGCGAGTGGGCCGCTCCCCTCGTGCGGCCATTATGCCCCTTCTGCGGTGCACGTCAAGGGTGGGTAGTCACATCCCGTTACACCGCGTCGCTGCCCACTGCCAGCTCGACCGGGACCCGCAGAACCGGCAGACTTTTGCTGTTTGGTTCCTTGCGCTCCCAACCAACCACGGCCAAGCTCACCGCTAGCTCCGCCGTATACCAGCGATTCTGGCAAGCCAAGCATCGGCGTTGCCTCACCACACGGTCGGCATCGTGGCCGTTGGTATAGGTTGCGCGTATTTCGTCACTGCCGCACTGGGGGCACTTCACAGCTTCGCTAACGTGCATGTGTACACCACCACTATGGCACCATGAACTTCGGTGAGTGGATGGCTGTCCAGCTATCAGCAGAACAGCAGTTTGAGATTGAAAAACAAGCCCGCACCCTGCTAACCAGCAAAGATGCAGGCCCAATGGCCGCGGCGCTCCTAAAGCAAGCCTGCTATCAACAGCAGCTGCTACAGCAGGCCGTCAACGAGATCGCACGGCTTGAATGCGAGCTGATGGGGCGTTAGAAGAACGGCTCAGCCTCAACAACTACGCCATCAGTGGCTTGGGCCAAGGATTGAGCGGCTGCTGTTACTTGCGCAACCGCTTGCGTGGCATTAGACCCAGATGCGCCCTTGGATTGCAAAAGCTCGAAACGAGCGTTTTCAATGACAACGGCAAAGCCTTGTGAACCGTCACGCTTTTGGAAGCGCTCTTCTGAAATTTCACCTGCAAGTAGCACTAGGTCGCCTTTGTGCATCCAGTCAGCCGCCATTTCTGCTTGCTTTCCCCAGATCTGGGCTTTGACCCAGAAAGGTAGCTGATCCTCGCCGCGACGCTTGGGACGCTTAACACCTACAACGACATTGCAGACCATACTGCCGTTTTCAAAAGCCTTTAACTCTGGATCACGGGCAAGGTTGCCAGTGACTGTTCCGTTGAAGCTCATGGTTGCTCGTGGGTAATGGTGTTGGCCTGTTCGTATTGCTCCACCTCGGCCAAGGGGTAGAGCACGAAGCCTGGGGTGCGGAAGTACGGCGGGCCTTTGCCAGCCTTTCGCCAGCGGCTAAGCGTGTCAGGGTGCAGGCCCCAGCGCTGCGCTAACTGCGTGGCCGTTAAGTAATCAGAAGAGTTCATCCTGATCGGTTGCGGCAACTGGAGTTTCGGGCTGCAGCTTGGCGTTCAAATCAGCCACGCTGGTTTCGGTCACTGTGACCGGCTGCACGTCGAGCACCTCCTCTTGGCTCTGCATCCCGAGCAGCAAATCGCTCGCATATAACCGGCCCCAAAAAGCCGCGGCCCGGTAACGAATCATCAGCTCAGGCATGGTGGCCCACTTGCTGCCGCTTTTGGTAGCCCATCCTTCACGCTTGGCCATCGCCATCGTGATCGTTGGGCCTTTCAATTCCTGCTGGCTGGCAAGGTCAGTGGCGACCGCATAACAGGCCAGGCTGTCGCCAGTGCCGCTGATCTCAAACCGCAATGGGCTGAACCGGCCGCAGCCATTCACCATCGCAATGATGAAGCTGCTTGACCAGCTGGGGCGGCCGTGAATCACGTGCAGGTGTTGCATCGCCAAAAACGGGCTGATGCCCATCCGGTTGGCAATCTCCAAAGCCACAAGGCAGTTGGCAAAGCCCTGCTGCCCCTGAAACTGAGGCGGGATCAGGGTGCTGCTGGCCAGGGCCTTGGCAATCCGCTGGGCGTCTTCAAAGGCTTGAATGCCGCTAAACACCGACCCAGATGGGGTGGTGGTTGTGAGTGCTGTGGTTGGGTCAGTCATTGAAAAGTGCGCGGATTTGTTCAGCAGTCATCTCATCGAGCTCAGGTGCCGGCTCCATTTGGCTTTTGTCGCCATGCACGCGCCATTGCCAAACATGTTCAACGTATTTGTGCTGGCTTAAACCCAGCCGTCCAAACACATGTGCAACCGCTTGGCTAAAACCTCGTCGATAAGCCCATTCTTCTTGAATCTCAGTCATCGTCAAAACTCCTGAATGATTTCGGGCGCTTGCTGCTGCTGGCCGGTGGCGCCCGTCATCCAACCCGGCAGGCTGATGGTTTCGATCTGATCGCTGTAGCTCGGCCAGCTATCAGCAGCGCGGCAGGTGGCCAGCTTGCCCAGGTCGAACATCGCCTGTTCATAGCCGCGATCGATCATCTCGGCATCAGCGGCATACACGGCAACCGCATAAGGCGCTGTTGTCTCGACACACACAAAGATGAACTGATCGGGCCGCTTGCCTGTGGCAGCTTGGACCCCGTGCATGTACCAGCCGGCCTGCACGTGGTAGCGGTAATCGCCAATGCTGCGCCGGAACCCACGCGGGCTGGCGTCGCGGGTGGTCTTGAGGTCCACCATGATGCTGCCGTCATCCGTAAGCCAATCCGGCCGGCATTTGCACTCCACCCCATAGGTGGCATCTGTCCACATGTGGGTGGCCTCAGCCTTGCCCGGCAGGCCCAGCAGCATTGCTGCACCGGGATGGCGCATGATGCTGCGGCCCATCTGCATGACCACCTCGGCATCGTCGGCGGTGATCACGGTCTTGCGCTTGGCATCAGCCTCGAAGGCAGCCCATTGCTCCTTGCCTTCCTTTGTGCGTCGGTTGATATCGCCAGGCGCCACAGCGATCTGGTTGTCCCATTGATCCAGCTCAAGCACGTGGGTATGCAGTGCGGTGCCAAGTCGCATGGCAGGTGTGGGCTCAGGCCAGACTCGGTTCGGATCGAGATAGCGAGCCCAGTAGTGCAGAGGGCTTTTTGCGATCTGATCCAAGCCGGACTTGCTGACCGCGTAATGGCGGTGATAGTCGGCGTTTTGCATGATCTCCTGCGAGTTGCCACCAGATGCTAGCACTTGCGGCCAGATGCTGCTAGGTTCAGCTGGCCACGGCAAAGCCCATGCGCCACTACCTCGAACAATCTGTCTACGACGCCGCCATCGAGCGGCTTGACTTCATCTTTCAGCACTTCACCCGTGTCTACGTCTCCTTCTCTGGTGGCAAGGACAGCGGTGTTCTCCTCAATCTTGTTTGCGACTACGTGCGAGAGCGCAAGCTGCCGATCAAGATTGGCGTCCAGATTATGGACAACGAGGCCAACTACACCCACAGCGAGGAGTTCATGCATCGCATTCTCCAAGCCAACCAAGACATCCTCGACATCTACTGGTGCTGCCTGCCCATTACTCTTCCCTGCACCGTCAGTTCCTACGAGATCGATTGGCAGTGTTGGGGTGAGCAAGACCGGCACCGATGGATACGGCCTATGCCGCAGCAGGATTACATCGTGAACCTGCAGAACCATCCCTTTGGCGACCTGTTCATCGAGAACATGGACTACGCCACCTTCTGGGACATGTTCGCGGAGTGGTACAGCCAAGGCAAACCTTGCGCCAACCTGATCGGCATCCGCACCGTTGAATCGCTCAACCGGTTCCGGGCCATCCTGAATCAGGACAAGGAAACCATGCTTGGCCGCATGTGGACAAAAAAGAACACCGATCACACCTACAACTGCTATCCCATCTACGACTGGCGAACAGAGGACATTTGGACCGCGAACGCAAAGTTCGGCTGGGATTACAACAAGCTCTATGACGTGTTCTACATGGCCGGCATCCCAATCAAAAAGATGCGGGTTGCCTCACCGTTCATGTCAGAGTCCAAATCAAGCCTGGCGATGTACCGGGTGATTGATCCTCAGGTATGGGCCAGGCTTTGCGCCAGGGTCGGCGGTGCAAACTTTATGGCCACTTACGGCAAACAGCTTGACTACAAATCCTTCAAGCTGCCAGCCGGGCACACATGGAAATCATTTGTCAAGTTCTTGCTGGCCACACTGCCAGATCAATCCAGCGCAAATTTTAAGCAGCGCTTCATTCAGTCAATCCGTTACTGGGGCCGAGTGGGGCGCGGTCTTCCTGAGTCAATCATTGATGCGCTTAGCCGTATCGGCATTCGCTTCTACATCAATGGCACCACACGCCATGGCGGAAACAATCTGCGCCGTGTTGTGATCAAGGTGCCACCCGATCATCTCGATGATCTGCCGTGCCACAACAGCATGGTCACATCGTGGAAGCGCTTCGCCATTACGGTGCTAAAAAACGACCACACCTGCAAGTATCTGGGCCTAGCGCCAACGCAAGAGCAGCAGCGCCGCCAAAAGTCAATCCAGCGTAAGTACAGCCAAGTCCTCAACCGTTCCGCCAAATGAAAATCCTTAACGCTTCACAGCTTCCAGCTGATCGCATTGTCAATTGCCCAAAAGGCGGTTTCACCAGCCATCGCTTGCTCACGGAAGACGACGGCATGGGATACAGCATGACTAAGACCATCGTGCATCCTGGTAAGCCGCACCGCTGGCACTATCAGCACCACCTCGAAACGTGCTACTGCGTCAGCGGCAAAGGTCTGCTGATTAACGAGGCAACCCAAGAGATCCACGCCATCGCGCCTGATGTGACCTATGTGCTGGACAAACATGATCCCCACACGTTTGAAGCCCTAGAGCCCACCACTCTGATCTGTGTATTCAACCCACCCCTCAAAGGCGATGAACTGCATGACGAGAACGATTCATACCCTTGGCGATCCCCGGTCTACTCCGTACGTAGTATTCCTATCGAGAAAGTTACCGCCAATGATTACAACCCCAACTCTGTGGCGCCGCCTGAAATGGCACTACTCGAAACATCCATCTGGGAAGATGGTTACACGCAACCTGTCGTTGTCGTGCATGATGCCGAGCGTGACCTTTATGTGGTCGTTGACGGTTTTCACCGATTCCTGACCCTTAAGAACAGCCAGCGCATCCGCGAACGTGAAGGCGGCCGCTTGCCCGTGGTTGTGCTCCGCAAAGAGCTACACGACCGGATGGCTTCTACTATCCGTCACAACCGCGCCCGTGGTTCGCACAACATCGAGCTGATGAGCGTGATTGTTGCCGAGCTGATCGAGATGGGTAAGGGCGACGCATGGATTTGCAAGCACATCGGCATGAGCCCTGATGAGCTGTTGCGCCTCAAGCAAGTCACCGGGTTGGCGTCGCTGTTCCTTGGCAAAGATTTCAGCAAGGCATGGGACGTGGATCAGATCGACAACATCACGGAGGATCTCGAACGTGAAGCTCAAGAGGATCTGGTTGCCCATTGACGCCTGGGAGGAGATCCACTTCAACATGTGGGGCGATGTGCCAAATCGACGCATTGCCCTGTATCGCGCACAGATCTTCACCGGCAATCACCGCCTCTATGGGCGCTACATGCAGCGGGTCACCGTGGAGTGGCCCAACAGCTGCATCAATGCACTGACCGACTACAACCTCAACCGCAAGGCATGGATCGGCCACGCTGCCTGCGCCCTTGCCTTGCGATGCCCTGAGGACATCACCCGACAAGCATGGGGACTTCTGACTGATGAGCAACGGACACTGGCGAACCGACAAGCGGATCGAGCCATTCGCGCCTGGGAGATGCGCTACCGCGAGAGTCTCGGAATACGTGCGGACGTGGAAAGCCCGCTGTTATTCGCACGAGATCCCCGATGAAGTGCCAGCCAAGGTTGCAGCCTCAGGCCGTGCACCATCGTGGCGTGCAGTAGCAGTTGCATTGCTGCAAAACGATCTGCACCTTTATCAGCTTGGTTATGCACGACCTGCATACGACCAGCAACGCCGCGCTGTGACCATGGCTCAAATAGCCATGCATGGCGTACCGGCAGATGGCACGCAGTTGGAGTTGCCGTTGTGAATCTCCGCACCTATCAGCAACGGGCTATAGCCGACACACGCGCTGCAATTGCTGGCGGCTCACGTGCGCCGCTGCTAGTGCTGCCCACTGGAGGCGGGAAGACGATCATCTTCTCCGCAATCGCTCAATCGGCCGCGGCCAAGGGCAACCGCGTGCTGATCTTGGTGCACCGGCGGGAGCTGATCCATCAAGCCAGCAGCAAACTCCAGTGGATCGGCCTGGATCACGGCATCATCGCCGCTGGTGTGCCCGCATCAGATGCACCGGTGCAGATCGCATCCGTGCAAACGCTCGCCCGCAGGCTGACCCGCATCGATTGGCAGCCGGGGCTGATCATCATCGATGAGGCCCACCACGCCACTGCAGGCCAATGGGCGCGGATCCTTGACCACTGGCCCAATGCCTACCGGCTGGGTGTGACCGCCACGCCATGCCGCTTGGATGGCTGCGGGTTGCGCGGCACCTTTGACACCATGGTGTTGGGCCCATCAGTGGCCGATCTGATCGGTGTTGGATTCCTATCCCCTGCACGGATCTATGCGCCGCCGGTGGTCGCTGATCTGCAAAGCATTCGCTCCCGTGGTGGCGACTATGCCAACGATCAAGCCGCGGCCGCTATGGATCGCCCAACAGTCACCGGTGATGCCATCGCGCACTATCAGCGTTATGCAGCAGGCCAGCAGGCCATTGCCTTCTGCTGCAACGTGAAGCACGCCGTCTCAGTGTGCGACGCATTTAAGACGGCTGGGATCACCACAGAACTGTTGCTAGGTGGCACGCAGGATCGTGATCAGGTAGTGGCAGACTTCGCAGCCCATCGCACCCGCGTCCTGGTGACCGTCAACGTGGTGAGCGAAGGCTTTGATGTGCCAGCCGCCAGCTGCGCCATCCTGCTACGCCCCACGCAATCACTGGGGCTCTATCTGCAACAGGTGGGCCGCGTGTTGCGGCCAGCGCCTGGCAAGGAACACGCCATCGTGCTCGATCATGTCGGCAACGCCATGCGCCATGGCTTCCCCGATGATGCACGCGATTGGTCGCTTTATGACCGTATGCGGCGCAGCAAAGGCACGCCAGCGCCATCTGTCCGCACATGCCCAGAGTGCTTTGCCGCGTTCAAGCCGGCACCGATCTGTCCGCTATGTGGCGCGCAATGCGTGCCGATCAGATCGCGGGTCATACGCGAGATGGCTGGCGAGCTGCGTGAGCTCAAGCGCGAGGAAGTGCGCCAACGCATTGATGAGCGCCGGCAAGCACGCACCCTGCAACAGCTCATTGCTGTCGGGCAAGCCAGAGGCATGAAGAATCCAGTTGGATGGGCGAAGCATGTTCACTTTGCCCGGCAGCAGAGGGCGCACTCATGACCCTTCGCATCATCGACACCTTCAGCGGCATCGGCGGCTTCTCGCTTGCAGCCCGCTGGCTTGGCGGCTTCCAGACCGTGCAGTTCGTTGAATGGGAGCCCTACTGCCAGCGCATCCTTTCCCAACACTTTCCCAACACACCCATCCATGGCGACATCACCACCTTCTTTCCTGAGCGAGGAGCAGCTGACGTTATTTGCGGTGGATTTCCCTGCCAAGACATCAGCACTGCTGGCAAGCAAGCCGGCATCAAGCAAGGCACGCGGAGTGGTCTCTTTTACGAACTCATCCGAGTCGTTCGCTTGGTACGACCCCAGTTCGTTGTCTTGGAAAACGTCGCAGCGATCCTTGCTAACGGACTGGACACCGTTCTCGGAGAACTGGCCGAGGCAGGGTTTGATGCGGAATGGGCATGTATTCCGGCAAGTGCTGTGGGAGCCTGCCACCAACGCGACCGCTGGTGGCTTGTTGCCTACCCCCAGGGCCAACAGTGCCATGGCCGTGGATTTGCAAACCCAGAAGGACAGACCAGAGCTGCAGCCAAACTTGGAGACAGTTATGGCCCGGATGCTCCCAACGCCCACTGTCAACGACAGCAAGAACAGCAGCCTTCCGCCTTCTCAAGCGGATCGGGATGGTCTTGCTGGAGCAATGCTCCGCGACAACTCAATCCCGACTGGCGTAGCTACCTATCTCAACCCGTGCTTTGTCGAGGAGATGATGGGCTTTCCGGTCGGGTGGACCGTCTTAAAGCCTTAGGTAACGCCGTCGTGCCGCAAGTGGCGATGATACCCCTGCAGCGCGTTCTGGATCACCACCATGCCGCACGGTGAGACCACCCTCCAGCAGCAAATACGCCTCGCACTCGGCACACGCACTGATCTGCGCCTGTTTCGCAATCAGGTTGGCCAGCTGCCAGATCCACGTACCGGCAGGCCCGTGCAATTCGGCCTGGCCCGCGGCTCAGCAGATCTGATCGGCTGGCGCACCATCACGGTCACCCCACAGATGGTCGGCCAGCAGCTGGCCGTGTTTACCTCTATAGAAGTCAAAACCGAGCGGGGTCATGTGCGACCTGAACAGCACGCATGGCAGCGCACCGTATCCGCAGCAGGTGGCATCGCAGGTATCGCCCGCTCAATCCAAGACGCAAATGATCTCGTGAGATAGCTTGCCAACCTTGCTCACCTAACGCACACTCTGACGGCTCCTTCCGATAGCCGTTGTGGTAACCATCGTCGATCAGCTGCAAGACATACCCGACTCATGGGCCTTGGTGGCAGTCGGCAACGACAAGCGCCCCTACCAACCCGAATGGCAGAAGCACCCCCTTAACAAACGAGGCATTGAATCCGAGCTATCAGCAGGTCGCGCTGTCGCCGTTGGCGTCCTAGCCGGCCCACCATCCGGTGGCCTCCTGTTCGTTGATCACGATGGCCTCGGCGCTTCAGAGGTGCTCGAATCTCTCGGCACATCACTGCGCGAACTGCCCAAATCATGGGCCGTCACCTCAGGCCGTGATGGCCGCCTACAAATCATCTACCGCGTACCTGAACCGTTCTGGGATCAGATCAAAACCACTAAGCTCCGCAGCAGCATCAAGGGCGAGCAACTCGAACTGCGGTGGACCGGCTGCCAGTCCGTTGTCATCGGCAAGCACCCCATCACTGGCTCCTACCGCTGGCTGAATGGCCGCGCACCTGGTGATCTGCCCATCGCAGATGCTCCATCTGTGCTCCTGCAGCAGATGCAACGGCCTATCGAAACGCCGCCCCTGCTGCATACCAACACCACCGACGACACGGAACGCGCCCGCCAGTACCTCGCCAACATCCCTAGCTCCATCGCTGATGACTACGACGAATGGGTCAAGGTCGGCATGGCACTCCACAGCGTCGGCAATGACGCACTCTTAGCCGACTGGTGCCAGTGGTCTGCAGCATCTGGAAAGTTCAAGCCCGGCGAATGTGAAGCCAAATGGGCATCCTTCAATTCTGATACAGGCGGCGTTGGCCTCGGCACCCTCTATCACCTAGCCGGTGGCATCTCGCCACGTCAGCAGGCCATCAAGGCACTTCAGTCCGTCCTCGGCCCTGATGTTGCCCAGTCAGCTGGCGCGGCCAAACCTATCAAGCTTGAAACAGGCGAGCTGCTTACCCTGCTGCGCCAGCAACTAACCGACCGCCTGCGCTTCAACATCTACACCCAAGCGGTAGAGCTAGACGGCAAGGCCATCACAGACCTAGAGCACTATTACCTGCAGCTGGCTCAGCTCAATATCAAGGTCGGCAAGGAGCTGGCCGCTGATGCCTTGGTGTTCGTCGCCAAAGAAAACCAGTTCGATCCAGTCCGCGACTACCTAGACCGCGTGGCCGACGAGGTGCCACCAGCATCCATCGATCACCTTGCCAGCAGCTACCTGCGCCCGCAGGACCAGCCCGGCACCCTTTACGACGCCATGCTGCGCTGCACGCTGATCGCAGCCGTCCGCCGCATCTACGAACCCGGCAGCAAGCACGACGCCGCCTGCGTCCTCATGGGCACCCAAGGCTGCGGTAAGTCCACGTTCTGGCGCAACCTCGGCGGCCCGTTCTTCTCTGATGCCTTAGGCGATATCAACAACAAAGACGACCTACTCCTGGTCGGTAAAGCCTGGATCCATGAGTGGGGGGAGATCGACCGCATCACTGGCAAGAACCACGCCGGCAAGATCAAAGCCTTCTTATCCCGCCAGACCGATTCCTATCGCGTGCCCTACGGCAAGGCGATGGAGGACTTCCCGCGCCGCTCGATCATCGTCGGCTCCACCAACCGCGACACCGGCTTCCTGATCGATGACACCGGTAACCGCCGCTTCTGGGTCATTCCTGTGGACGTACAGGGAATGATCGAAGTGGATGGCTTGCTCCTCGAACGCGACGCGATCTGGTCTGCAGCGGTCGCCGCATACAAAGCCGGCGAACCCAATCACCTGCCCCGCGACCTTGAGCGCCAAGTGGCAGATGCCAACCTTGCCTACCTCGTTGAATCTCCTTGGCTTGCACCGGTTAGAGAGTGGTTGGCATCACCCCGAAACGCTGGAATCCCAGTCACCACAGAGGTTTTGCTCACTGATGCCATCGGAAAGCCCATCGAGCGCCAGTCTCGTGCGGACCAGATGCAGCTCGCCTCCATCCTCAGGGAGCTTGGACTGATCAAACGACGCCGCCTGATCGATGGCACCCAAAAATGGGTCTATTGCCTACCTCCCGGCTGAGGTAGGCAACCTCAGATCCATTGGTATGGCTGCCTTCTTCTACCCTCTCCTACCTTCCTACTTCTTCTAAAGAGTAAATAGAAATAGAGAGGAGAGGGGGAGAGGGGAGGAAAAAGGAAAAGATATAGGGAGGTAGGCAGAGGTTGGCAGGTTGGCAAGTCTCAAACCTGTCTCAAATGAGACACGTGAGACAGCCGATTTGCCTACCTCTGGCGTCCGCCTCCTACCCTTGGGGCATGGCCCTATCCATCACCGTTGACACCACCGGCCTAGAAGAGGCAGCAAGGCGCTCCAGGGTGCTCGCCAAGCAGTTGCCCTTTGCCGCCTCCCTCGCCCTCAACGAGGTGGCCTTCAAGGCCCGCACAGCGCTCAATGGCAGCACGCGCCAATACTTCAACGCACCTACCAAGTTCACCGAGACCGCCTTCCTAGTTCAGAAGTCCAAGAAGGCAGACCTCCAAGCCATCGTCTTTGCCAACAACCAAGACGGCCGCAACCGTGCCCGCTACCTGCGCTATGGCATCCAAGGTGGTCAGCGTGTAGCCAAGGGCTTCGAGCGCTTCTTCGCTGGCGCTGACAACGACGGCACCCTCCCCCCAGGGGTCACCCTCCTACCCACCTCCCTGGTCAAGACCACAGCCCAAGGCAACGTCTCCATTGCAACGCTGCGCTCGATCAGTAAAGGGCTGAGCACCACCAACAAACGCGGCGGCTTCTTTGTTGGCACACCACGCGGAGGTGATAGGCCGCCTGGTATCTACCGTCGGTCACGCGATCAACTATTCCCTTACTTCGTCGCAGCATCATCAGCACCGCGCTACACCGGACGCTTCCCAATCCAAGACGTAGGCAGCAAGGTGATCAACCGCAACTGGGTCACGCAACTTGAAGCCGCACTTGAACGTGCGCTGTCAACCGCGAAGTAACGGGTCCTTCCGCGTTCAACTCGTGTGGGTCGTTCGTTCG